GACTAGTGCACAATGAACAATCACCTAAGTAAAAGTTCTTGTACAGCTAGTCCCGACCCCGGTCACGGACATGACCGGCCCTTGGTATTGGGACCCCATCTCGACGGAGATGGTAAGGAGATCGCGCGCGCGATTGAAGACCTCTTCACCTTTTCAGGTATGGAGGTCGACTCTCGTGCGCGCGTTTTGTTGCATGCGCAACTGTCGAAGCTAAGAGAAATGAGTTCAGCCGCTCGTTTCAAGTTCCTTAAGTACAAGCTTAGTTCGATGTTCGCGTGGGCGTTAGATCAACCTTTACCTTCGTGTCCCGACATGTGTGTCGGCGAAACGAAGCCTTGGGTGTGGTTTGGCGGTCGGTGGTACCAATGGGTCTGCAAGATGAAACGCAGTCCGCTTTGGAAGAGGCTCCAGTTCTTTTGGAGTTACCTTATGCTCAAGAAAGGCTTTCCACGCCCGACTGACGATCTCGTCGCGTCGGGTGAAGCGGAAGCTTTTGACGATCTCACACGCTCTCGTGTGTTGGATCTTGTCTCTTGGCAATGTTACCACTTTGGTCTTAAGACCGCCATTCGTGTCGTCAAGAAACGCGTTGGACGCGTTGTCACGTATACTAAAGTTTGTGACGAGATGACGACCGAACCAGCCATCGCCGGGCTGGACCGTGAGGCTCGATTGGAAATCGAGGTAAAGCGCACTGTGGATGAGTTGTTTCCACAGCGGAATCTTGACTGGGTGCATGGAGAGAGGCAAGTGATGCGAAATGACGAGGCTCTTCGCGAGGCTACCTTTCCTTCTTTGAACAGTCATACGGCGGTGTTGGAGGACCCGTTGGGCGGCGCATTTTCTAAAGAGCGCGGCCGTTGTGCAACGGGCGGTGCTGCAGCAGAAATCTTAAGGGTACTGCAGCCTGAACTACACCGGTTTTCAGAAACCGTACGTGACTCTGATGGTCAAGAGCACGAGATTCCGGTCCAATTTCCGACTTGGACACGCATTGGTTGGTTGGAGGAGTGTATACAACCGGAAGTACCACTTGTTGAGGTGTCGTCCTGGCGTCGCGAAGATTTACAGCGACGTCTCAAGGAGACAGCTTTGTGGGAAGAGCCAATCGCCTGCCCGATGGGGCTGGCGGAGAGTCTGAAGGTTCGTGTGATTTCACGCGGTCCTGTTTTTACATACGCATATCTGCACCGTTTGCAACGGGTGCTGTGGAATCAGGTTCGTAGGTGTGATCGGTTTTTGATCGATAAGCCTTTGAAGCCGTCTGATATCTTCCGAGTAGTAGGAGCTCCGTTTTCGGAAAACGAGTTCTGGCTGTCGGGTGACTATCGAGCGGCTACGAATGAGATCCACCCGCAACTTTCGCGGGTATGCGTGGACCGAATCTGTGATCGTCTTGGTCTTACGGACGAAACACGAGGACTCTTTCATAACGCCATGACTGACCACACGTTGGTGTCGAGACAGTCGGGACAGACCGAGATAAAGAAGCAACAATGGGGCCAGCTGATGGGCTCTCCAGTTTCCTTTCCGATCTTGTGCATTATTAATGCTGCACTAACTCGCTACGCTTGCTTTCCTGAGAAGCGTTTGGCTGAGTGTCCCATGTTGATTAATGGCGATGATGTATTGGCTCGTACAACAAGTGTTGGGGTACGACGTTGGCGCATTGTTACTACCGCTGGTGGTCTTTCTGAGTCCGTGGGAAAGACCTACATCTCTGCTGAATTTTGTAATATGAATTCTCGTTGTTTTATCCAAATGCCGACGGCTTGGCATGTGATACAACGGTCCGCTGACGACATGGAGACTCGCATTCTTCGCGAGGTCGTCAAGGAGAAAGCCCGGAAGCGGGCCCTCGAGGACGCTATGCTGACTAAGTCGGAGGAAAGCTCGAATATTTCTGAATTTCGAGCGACTCGAGTCATTTCTAAACTCATAGCTGAATATACGGGAGACGACGGGGCGTCTTGTCCGTTAGCAGAAGTGCCGATGATGAATCTCGGCTTGATGTACGGGCTCAAGAGGAGCGGTGGTAAGTTGGAAGCAGATGACCGACGATCGGAGCAAGAAGGCTCTCTCGGCTCACGCTGTCACGATTTGGTTCGAGGTTTTACAGAACCGGAGCAGGAATGGCTAATTGAGCGCTTTGTGCGCTACAATCAAATGCCGCCTGATCCGATCCCGTGGTTCCTTCCAGAATCCTATGGTGGCGTGGGCTTGCCGAGTGCTGGACGCTTTAAGCCGAGTAAGATCGATCGTATGGTCGCTGCTGCAATGCAGGTTGTTGAGGTTCGAAATGTGCAGGTGCAAAACTATTTCGAAAACCTCCACGTGGAGACACGGCGGCGGTGGCGCCCTGCCGTGATTCCTCCTCCA